TTGATCCCTCGAACATTTTTGATTGATCGTGCAAAGTCTTTACTGGGTACGAATCTTCCGCAAATGTTTGGGAAAAAGATATGGCGGTCGTAGTATATATTCTATACCTGTTACCGCCATATACTATATATAGCTTACTCTCCTTGAGGAAACTATGTGACATTATATTTAGAGGCTATCTACTGCGTTAGCACCTGTATTCGCATACCCTGTTTGAGTATGAGAAGTTGCACCTAAATATTTAACTGAAATTTCATCTCCAGTTAGAAGATCTGACCCGTGAGCCGCAAATTCTACTGTAGTTGAGATTAAGTCCGCAACCTCGATTGTCGGTATCGACAACTGAGCTCTTGGCATATTAAATTCGACACCTGGAGCAGTGAAATCATCACTTCCCATAGCATCACCATCTGATCCAACAGTACCAGCTACACCCATAAATAAACGCATGTCAAAAACGTTTGTTACAAGGTCAGTTGCATTGGCCATATCTGTTAGAAGTTGGTTTGAACCATTTGATTTGGTATCTAGATACATGGTTATTGAACCACTAATTAATCTAGCACCTGTGAAAGAACCGATCGGTTTATCCACAATACCAATTGTTTCTGGTGTTACATAAGTAACGTTGTTTGCAAAAGTTAAAGAACCACCTGTGATATTAATATCATAAGTTTTGTTATCTAACCCATTTGAAGCTGCTCCGCCGCCTTGTGCATCAGCATCTAGATATAGAGTTGAGAGTTTGTTTCTCAAGTAATCTGCATCTGAAGGACCAGTAGTATCAACAAAGTTAAATGTTTCTACTTGTGTATCCGTATTTGCAGATGTAGGTGCTGCTTCTGAAGTTCCTTGAATAATAAATTTTGAAGGATCTTCTATTGCTTCACTTACTTGGTCAATTGTTGTTGCGTTTCCAGACCATGTAATTGTTGCAATACCGTCGATAGAAAAGTCTACCTCCGCTTGGTTAATTTGTGCTTCATTTAACCTGTATGTTGTATTTTCTAGTGCAAAGTAAATACTTAGTTTCATAAGTTCGTGAACATCTGATTTTGCAAAGTTACAAACTGATCCGCCTTGAGCAGTAGTTCCTACTACTACGCCACGTCCGTCTGCTGCTGCATCGCCAGGTAATGCTGTACCTGATAAAGCTGCCCATAGTATGTTTTCTACACAATCATGGTCATCTGCAACCCTGAAAGAGGATGCTCCATGAACGAATGGTCGTACATAAGTACCAAATGACCATTCTGCAGGTGGTAAAGAGTCATTGAATCTTTTTGAACCCCTGTTTGGTGCTGCACCAGCCTCTGAGATAGTTACATCACTTGAGTCTGAACCCTGTGAAAAACTATATCCGTCTAGTACACCCACTCTAAATGTGTTTGCATCTACTTCGTTTCCTTTGAAAGTTCCTGTTCCGATTCTTCCGCCATCTGCTGTTGTTGTTCCTGCGACACTGTCAACAGTTACAACTAGCCCTGAAGCTCCACTTTTGTTTGTACTTGCATCTCCAAGTACGTGTACGAGTGTCTCGGTTGCTGTTTCGTCTACAACGAAACCGCTTCCCCTAAAGTTATTTGGAACATGAATAGTAGCTACTGGGCCAGTTGAACTGCCGCCAGTAATAGATGCTACAATACACTTAAAGTTTGCACCGCTTCCACTAGTTGTACCTAATGTTACGATATCATTTACAGCGTATCCTGTTCCTGCAGTAGTTACGTGACAAGTTTTTACACCGCCAGTAGCACCCACTCCATTCACAGAGCTCACAAATACTTTAGTATTTCTTGATAGATTTAAAGCCATTGCTTTCTCCTATTTTATCTTCTTTGAAAGTACTTCGCTAGATATTTATCAGCGTTTGTAATTTCTATTAATACCTACACACTAAAGTAAGTTCACCAATTCCGATGGGAGTCATAACCCCTTCATCTGTTGATAGTGACTCTAGTGTTAAGGAAGTCGTTGTTAAGTTTGGACTTACAGTATCGTCGTAAATCAAAACATCATTATTGTCTACTACTCTTTCAATGTCTTCCATTAAAAGAGCTAAGACTTCTTGTGGGTCATCTTGGTCTTCGACATAAACTCTTATATCTAAACTAAGAAACCTCCACTTAAATTCGTTCGGTTGGTATTCTCTTGCTTCGTCTCCTGCGACTACGCAAATTTTTGGGTACTCTTGAATTTGATCTAAAAATACCATATTTCCATGAACGTTATTAAATACATTTGAGTTAAATGGGTGATTCCCATCAATCTCTTTAATTTGTTCCACCAAAGCATCAACTATCTTTTTTCTTGCTGTTCTATATTGTGATGCCACTATGTTCTCCTTAGACTAACAAATTTTTGTTCTGTATACTGCATTGCCAAATTTCTTATGCTTTTTGCAATAAGAGGCTTTGGATTATACCCAGTAGGCCACCTTCTTGACCCTGTATTTTCAAAAGTTTCATAAGGACTTAACTGATAAGAAAATTCTCCAGATAATCCTTTTGCTGTAGGTCTTAAACTTTCTAACTGCACACTATTTGAAAATCTACCTGTTTGATTTCTCAAAGCTGGTCTTCCCATATTTCTTCTAACTTCTGCAGGAAGTCTTTTATTTATCAACTTTTCAAGTTTAAATAAATCTTGATTTTCTGTTGCAGATTCTTTTCCTTTTGTTCCTTTTTTAATTGGTCTACTTGCTTTTGCACTAACTTTTCTTCCTCGTGCTACTAATTTTTTATGTTTTCTTTCTGTAGCTATTTTTGGTGAGGTATTTAGTTTTACTCCTCCGCTATTTTTAGTACTTTTTGTATTTTGTGCTTTTATTTTTTGACCTTTTGCCAAAGCTGTTATATCTTTTACTATTTTATCTTCAATAGAGTCAGAGCCTTTTAGTTTTCCAATCTTTACTTTATTTATAAAAAATTTACTTAAATCTGTTGAAGGATTTTGTCCTTTAAAAATGTTACTAGCATTTGTTCCGAAAGGGCTTTGAAATTTATTCTTAAAATCATTGTATTCTTTAGACTCTATCTTTAACCCAATTCTTGCTTTTCCAGCCTGTACATTAATAAATTTTTTCTTTTCTGCTCTCAGTATTGCCTTTGTACTTCTAGTCTCATTGAAAACTTTTGCTAATTCTAAGTATTTTGTTTGTGCAGGAGCGTTTTTAAGGGACTTTGTCATAGGCATTTTTTCGACTAATGCACTAGCTATTATCATTTTTTGTACTACTGCTTTTACTTTTCGTAACCCTGCAATATTTTGTTGTTTTAATTCAATAAATCTTGGATCTACTTTGACTCTTCCCTCTCCTCTCTTTGTAGTAGCTTTTTCCTTAATAAGGGTTTTTTCTACTAATTCAAGTCCTTCTGCAAGAGCTGCTAATCTTATGCCTGAAGGAGTTATGTCTTGATGCCCAAAAGCTTTTCCTTTAAAAAATTCTGTACCAAATAACTTTTTTGTTTCTCTTTTTACTTTTTCAAAAGCATTAAGTATGCCCTTACCTTGTTTTTGCTCTCCTTCAACGACTATGTCTCCTATTCTATTTGATCCTTCTACTGTTTGTTCTGTAAGATCTAATACTTTTTCTAGTTCTACTGCTAGTTCACCACCTAAATCTATTAGGTCGTCTACAGCTATGAAATGAGTATAAACTCTATTCATATCATCTCTTAAAAGTTCAGCACTATTGGTAAACTCTTGAAGGAGTTTAGCCTGCATCTGACTAAGATTTTGAGCAGCTCCTGTACTTAAAGCAAGCTTTAATTGCCTTATCTCTACATTCTTTTTTGCCATTAGCTATATATTTTGTACATATCAAGTATACGCTTAATATGATCTGGAAAACCTATATTACCTGTCAAACTAGAGGATAACGGGTTTTCTACCGTTGCTCCAGAAATAGTCATTCTTTCTCTTCTTTCATCTTTTAAGTAGTATTTAACTAAATCAAATACTGCTAGTTTTAAATCTTCTGGAGTGCTAGTATAACCTGCGGTATATTCTACTTTTGCACTCTTTGGTCCTTTTGCCCAATACTTAGTACCTGTCGCACTTGTGCGAGTAATACTATCTGAATCGTCATTTACAATATATTCATATTTACCACTACTGTCAGAATTTTCTGTGATTAGGGTGACATATGCGTCTGATTGTGATGTACGTTCTTGTACTGAAGTTACTGTTATTAAGGGAGATTCTTCCAAAATAATAGTATCGACTAAGTCATCTTTAATAGTAATGAACTCAGTCTTGGCGCTACTTGCATAATCAACTATACTAGAAGCACAATAATTTTTGACTAACTGACTAACATTATCAATAATGTTATTGATACGTGCATCGTTCTTAACGCTTTCTAAACCGTTAAAATCTTTGTATTGTTGTAATGTTACTAAATCTGCCATAATTATTTAAAAAAATATTGAAGGGAGCTCGAGAACTCCCTCCAAATATTCGTAAGGGATTAACTACCTTTGTACTGTAAAGCGTGAACTGAAGTCGCGTTAGCAATCATGTCAGTAAACCCTAGTCTTTGAGAAGCAACAAGTACTCGTCTCTGATTAGCTACTTCGTAGTCAGATTCGATTGTTACACCTCTTAATCTAGGCATTACATAGTTTTTAGTGTAAACTGCACAAGCGTAGAACTTAGAAACTGCTGGAGTTTTGAACTCATCACAGACTATGACTTTAGAGCCAAAGACTGATCCAATTTCACCACTCAACTTAGTTGCCATGTCGCCAACTAGGTTGACATCTTGGAACTCAGCGTCTTGTAGTAAGCTGTAGTATTCTTGTGTGTTAACAATAAAAGTAACATCTGCTGGATTCATTCCATATTTACCCATTTTCTTTCTAGCTGCTAGAAGGTCTAGAGCTGTTAAAGATTCAGAAGCAAATGCTGTAGCTGATTGAGTCAAATGAGAACCACTTGAGTCAGCACCAGCTGCAATTGCAATCAAACCATCAAATGTGGCTTGTGAAGTACCATAAACACCATCAGCGTGGTCACCCACTAGGATAGCATTTTCAATACCTCTTGCGTGTGCTCTAACGATTGATTCACGAATCAATGGTAGAATTGGCAAGATTGCATCTTCTTCTGTCTCATTTCCTAGATAGGATTGAGAAATAAGTTTTTTAGTGGAAAGAGTTCTTTCAGTTAAGTCGATACCTGAGTATGTTCCATCATAAGTATCGCCTCTTTATTCCAAGTTACCATGTGGAGAAGATCCACTAGCTGCTTGGTTAGCTGTAAATTCAGCGTAGCCAGCATCTGGTAATATTGGAATTATTTGAGTAGCTGAAGTCATTTGGATTTCTCTAAATAACGGCGCTAGTACTAATTCTAGTTGAATATCTCTTTCGATATTTGTTGATACTGTTTGTTCGAAATCAGCGGAAGAAACTCCAACGCCTGACATGGCGTTAACTTTTTCCATTGTTTCTCTACCAAGTTTAGTATCATAACCTTTACCTGTAGCAAGTCCCATTACCCAAGCGTCATCAATGTCGCTTTGGAAGGCTTTTTGCCAGTCAGAATTTTGTCTGTCACCAAAGACTCTTTTAGATTCACGAATTGCTTCGATTTCTTCTTTTTTATCTTTAAGTGCGGACTGAAGTTCATTGACTACTTTTTCTAGGTCTTCATGTTTTTCTGAAACACGTTTTTCAACGTCGTTCATGAGCTGTTCAGCTCCTGACATTCCAACTTCGACAATAGTTTTAACTTTTTCTTGCTCGGCTTCTTTTTCGGCAGTTTCAGCGTCTAGCTGAGCTGCTTTCTCTTCTGCATCTGCAAGTTCCTTAGCTTTAGTTTCGGCTTGTTGCATTGCAATCTTAGCAGCAGTTGATTTCGCTACTTCCTCTGCAAAAGCTTTCAAGTCGATGTTAGCTTCGGGAGTTTTAGTGTCATTTGACATATTAGTCTCCTGTTTTGAGGTTTTATCCTCGGCTTGTGGCGCAGAAAAGTTCTGAGCCTCGTTAGTATTAAAGTGCGTTTTCCAATCGTTGTATTCTTCCATACTGTCGAATGACTTTGAAACCGAGAACATAGCTCCCTGGTTACAAGGTACACTGACAACGGATACTTCGAATAGTTCGGCATCTTTGATTGTGTATCCATCAGTTTCTGAGTTATAATCTGCGTCCTTGACTCTGAAACCGACAGAAAAGGCTCCAAGAACACCATCTTTAATAAGATCTTTTATTTCGCCTGAAGATTTAGAGATTTTAGCTCCAAATTCCAGACCATTATCTGTAACTTCCAATGAAGTTGCACGACCAATAGGTTTGTTATAGTCATGATTAAATAAAACGATTGGATTAGTTTTATAGTTCTCTAGTCCGTTCTGTTTTACCCATGCATCATGATTGATAACATCTCCTGCTCGGTCGACTGCATTAGTAGACGCTAATCCTTTAATATCAACGCTACCGTTTTCGTCCTCGCCAAGAGTTTTGAAAGTATTTGTCCAATGAAAAATTTTCTCCATGTGTACCTACCTTATTTCTTAGCTTTTTTGGGAGCTGCCGGTGCTGCTTTCTTAGTTGCAGCTACTTTAGGTGCTTTTTCAACAACTGGTGTTGGTGCTTCTACGCCCATAGCTTTGGCCCATTGGTTTGGAAAGTTAGACTTTATCATTCCTTGCATACGCGTCCAAGACCCAAAAGGTCTCTTTGCTAACATATAACGCATTGGAGCGTCATCTGCTGCTTTATACTCGGAAGGAGTCATCATACCCTTCTCAGCAAAATAATCTGCCAGTTGGTTAAGTATCGCTTTCTTGTTCGCCATTATCCTGTTCCTCTTCTTTTGGTGGTTGTCCACCTTCTGTGGGGTTCGCTGCTGAACCCGCTATATTGGCTGGAACTCTTAAATCGTCATGTCCTTCTAAAGGCTCTCTGCCGAGTTGTGTTCTAGCTTCGTTTGGTGTCATAATGCCTGTGTTAACCAAAGTTGCGTAATACGCTGCTTGGTCTCTCAATTCTGGTTGCAATGCTGGAATGTCTGTGACATTTTCAGTAAGTGCAAAACCAAAGTATCTTTCAAAGGCATATGCTATTTTTCTTACTATAGGGAGAATAGTCTCCAAGTAGTAAAGTCTGTGGTTAGGTCTAATATTTGCATTATTCCCACCATCTAAAAGTATAGGTGGAACACCCATTGCTTCTAAAATTATTTTCTCATTCGCAGTGATTGATGTCTGGAAATCCAATTCTTTAAAGTTGATTTTTGATAATTCATCAACTTCAAGTCCACCATCTAGAATAAGTGGGCGCTTACCGCCATTTTTTGGATTGTACCTTGTTGACCAGCTTTGCAGCATTCTTTCTTTTATTCGGTCAGAAAGAGTGTTAGGGCTCTTAAGTACTAATCCTGGAACTGCTCCATTCTTAAAGAAGTTATCTTGAAACTTCCTCATGTTGTCTAGTAAATACATTGTTCTATACGCTGGCTTCAACCTTGGAGTCCCACGATATATTGATTTAAATGAGTTTTCTTTAATATGTATAATTTCTTTCGTAGAATAGTCGACATGACCATCATATGTGAATTTCTCAATGTAAGTACTAGTATCAGAATGAATTGTAACGTTCTGAGCTGGAAGATGATATAAATGTCTTCCATCAAA